AGATGATAAATCACCAGAGGCCTCTACAGATTTAGCCGGAGAAAACTCCGATGATAAATCGAAAGAAAATAAAAACCCTGTCAAAGAACTGACCGCTGAGGAAAAAGCTTTAGAATCTAAAGCTGTAATACTTCAAGAGGAATCAGGATTTTTTGGAATGGGCAAGATGTCTATAGAAGAAGCAAGAGAACAAGCAAGACAACAAGCAAAAGATGCAGCTGCAAAAATTAAAGCAAATCAACAAAACCAAGCAGACCTAAATGCAGCTAAAACTAACGGTGAAGTTCGGTTGAGCTCAACTGTGGTAGATAATTCTAATAATTCAGCGATATCCAATAGTCAACACCAAAGTATTGTATTAACTGACCGTGAGACTAATTACCTTGTCGGACTAGTTTAGTACGAGCTGCGAGCCCTACATAAAAAAATACCCCTCTCGCAGGCGCCTAGAGGGGTATGGACGTTTCTCGATTTAATCAGGGACTAGTTTGACATCGAGTGGCGTGCCCGACCTTATCCGTTAGCTAACTTCTCAAAGTATTCCATTGTATCTGCTTCATCATCCTTAGAAGTTGAAGCTTCAACAGGTTTGGTATCAACCTTCGGTGTAGCAACTGGTTCATCTTTCAATTCATCAGTTACATTACCAACAGATACCGTTCCAGACAAGACCGCATCAAGACGAGTTTTTAACTCACCATACGACTTGAAGTTAGTTGCAGCAGTATGCTCTGCAAGAGGATACTGACGTTTCCAGACTTCCTCGATTGCATCGTCATCCTTCAATAAAGGACTTACTGCATCGAACTCTGACTTGTCATAGTTCCAGAAACCATCAACCTTACGAATTTTCAATTTGAAGTTCGCACCTTCCCAGAAGTCAAACGGATTGATTGCTTTCTCATCCTCAAACGCTGGTTGCATCGCTTCCATAATCTTATCAAAGATTTTCTTACCATAACGGTACAGGAATACTTTTCCTTCGTTCTCAGGGTTCTTAGCATCGCTCACAACGTATATATTAGAGAAGTATTGCAACTTTCTCTTTTGCTTGCGAGCAATCTCTTTGTCTGATTCCAGACCAGTGTTCCACAACCTTGTGTTGTGTTCAGAAACAGGATCTTTCTGACTGATGGTAGTGAGAGAGTTCTCGATATACCATTGACCAGTAGGCCCTTGAAACGCATGATTCCAAACCTTAGCCCATGGCAAATCTTCACCATCGACTGCTGGAAGAAATCGGATAACTGCATAACCGTTACCAGCCTTGTCCAGTACTGGTTTCCACAAGCGATCATCCTTGTAGGACTTCTTATCTTGAGGTGCAGAATCTTCTTTTACTGCGTTGAGTAGTTTGTCAAGCGAACTTGACTTTTTGAGTGTGTCTAAAGACATATATTTCTCCTTATGTTAACGTATATTAACGTATGTTATGTATTTTAAATTTTCGAGAGTATCACCATCTACAAGTGGATGTTGTGGTTCAACCCAATAAAACTTTGTTCCTTGAAATTCTTTGAACGTAGTCAGTAGTTGAAGTTTCCACTCTGGATGTTCCACCTGCTTAGGATAATTTTTAGTACCCTCGTAAATATTATTTATACTCAAATCAAAACCGAGTAAAAATAATTCTGTTGCTCCCTGTTGGCACGCAAGATGAACTGCGGTTGTACCTGAGCTCCAATCTTTGGGATATGGAATATCACATATTTCATTTTCCCTAGTTATCCAAGTGATATACAAATCACCATCGTCTTTACCGTTGACAACACACCCTTCATCAGTTGGTGTGTTTTCATGAATAACTTTATGTTGTTTTCTAATAATTTCTAACCCACTAAACTCTGGTGGTAGTATGTCCCAATCCAGAAACCAGCAAGTGTTCTCTGATGGATAACCAGATTCGTATATCTCCTGTTGCATACTGTAATCAACACACACTAGATTATCTACAACACCGTCACGATAGATTGCATTGCAGCCCCAAGTCGTAACACCTTCAATTTGTAGACCGTGATAGCTATCACGATTGATATCCCATCCCTTTCTGGATCCACCATTGCCATAAACATATGCAATCTTATTGTCCATCTGTTTAATCAATTAATGCACTCCAACTGATCGGAAACAGTTTTCCACATTCCTTGTCAATCATGTTTGCAATTTCTCTAGTCTCTTGCTGTGCGTCTGGTTTGCATCGTAGGTTACATACCCTTGCAAACGCATACAGTGTTCCACTCCAGTACCATTCAGTAATCATACTCTGTGGTAGAACCATGCGAGCTTGTTCTGGACATACACCCTTCCTTAGAAGTTCTTCATACGTCCACTTTGCTCTATTTAATGCATGTTGGTAATCATTGACCATATCACCTTTTGGATTAATGTCAATTGATTCATCGGAACTACCTTGTTTCTTGTTGTCTGCAGCACCTCTCCAGACATCAGGTTCAAAAAATTCTGGTTCACTATCTACATACCGTCTTGATATCTCGTTCCACGTTAAACCAATTTGATGTTTCACTAACTGTCGTGCAACGAACACAGGAGCCTTGATATGGAATTGTACTGAACAATGACCAAATGGACTCCAGTGATTGTGTTTCGCAAGATAGTTGATCAACTTTTCATCATCGTCTTCAAACTCAATTTTCTGTTTACCAAAAGAAACACGAGCAGCATTAACAACTGTTAAATCGCTACCCATGTAATCTACTAATTTAACCAACGAAAATCTCTCCGTCCAATGCACAAAGTTATTTGGCATTTTTCTTGAAGTTTTTCCTTGTTGGTCTATAGCCCCTTGGCCATTCTGGTGTACGAGTTGCGAGTGTCTTGATTCTTTCTCGCATCTGTTCATTATCACGTTGAAGTTCTGCACAATCAAACTTAAGTTCTTTAAGTTGACTAACGAGTTTTTCGTTGTCAGTTTCAAGAAATGCGTTTCTACGCATCATAGTATCTCTTTTGACATCACTCATTTTAACGTCCATCTTATTGCTCCTTTGCAATCAATTTTGTAGTACCCATTCTACACCTTTCTATAGGGTATTGTCAAGAACTTTTACTCGCCATGACCCTTCATGAAATAGGGGTACGCCTTCTCTCCAGCTTCCCACATATCAGAACCACCGACTTCTTCCTGTTCGCCAACTCTAATACCAACGGTCTTATCTAGTGCTAACCATATTACATATGAAGTACCGAATACAAATGCAAATATTGCACCTGTTCCGATTGCTTGTTCCAAGAAACTAGCGTCCTTATTTAATATGGGAACTAACATAAGTCCTAAAATCCCTGCTACTCCATGCACACTAATAGCGCCTACTGGATCATCAATTCCTTTCTTCTCAAGGTAACTCATTGCAAAGGGAACCAATAGTCCACCTAATGCACCATATAGTATTGCAATTTCTGGTGAAGGTGTTAATGGGTCAGCAGTAATAACTACCAATCCAGCGAGAGCACCATTTGTCGTTGCGTTCAGTGCGGTTTTACCTAACCATAGTTTACTTAGAATCATAGCAGATATAAGTCCAGCTGCCGCTGCGGTGTTTGTGTTAACAAATATTTTTGCAACTGCGTCTGCATTTTCTATACCGCTGATTGCTAGTTGTGAACCACCATTAAATCCAAACCAACCCATCCATAAGATGAGTGTCCCTAGTGCGACTTGGGCGGAGTTAGAACCATGAATCGGTTGTGGTGTTCCATCCTTTGAATACTTTCCTCTACGAGCGCCAAGTATCAAGACACCAGCGAGTGCTGCAGCAGCCCCTGCCATATGCACAATACCCGAACCAGCAAAGTCAGAGAATCCTCTCTCACTTAACCAGCCTCCACCCCAACTCCATGACCCTTGTATCGGGTATATGACTGTTGTGAATATTGCTGCAAATAATAGGAATGTCCACAGTTTCTTTCTCTCTGCGACTGCACCTGACACAACCGACATAGCGGTTGCGGCAAACACGACTTGGAAAAAGAAATCAGAGTATACAGAATGTGTATCTATATCACCCCAACCATACATAAGACTATAACCGCCTAGTAAAAATCCTATAGAGGCGACACTGTATAGTGCTACGTTCTTTAATAATATCTCGATTACATTTTTACTTCTAACTGACCCTGCCTCGAGCATGGTAAAACCAGCAGCCATCCACATAACAAGTACGCCAGATAACAAAAAGTAAAGTGTGTTTAATGAATATGATAAGTCCATTTCGTCAATCCTTTTTAATTAATTTCAATAATACCATCTTACACTTTTCTTTGGGTATTGTCAAGAACTTTTGGTAGTCAGTCATCAATTTTTTTATGTCTGGCCACAAAATATCTTCCCACATTTTTTTGTCCCAATCGTCAACATACTGAACAAGTTCGTCCAGTATGATTAGTGTCTCTAGTGATACACGTTTACCAAAGTATTCTTTAAGTAGTAATGGGTGAGAACCCTCTGGCACTTCAAACAGTTTTTCAAAGTCATCAACGTGTGGTGATAACTCCTGTTCAAAATTATAAGTCAAGCTCTGCATATACTTTTCCCAATCCTCATAAATTTTCTCATGGAAGTGTCCTATCCAACCATCTCTACTCGCCCTGACAAAATTGGAAACAAGGTAGTTTCTGATGTAGTCATACTCTTTGTATTTCCTACTAAGACGAACAAAAAACAAACGGTCATTTCTCTTGTAGAAAGAATCTCTGGAGACTTTGGATTTTCCACCAAACTTATGAAAGTCATAATCACCCTTTCCAAAATGTGCTTTCATTGCACAATACATCAAATAAACTTCAATGGGTTGCATTTATATCGGTAGTTTGGCTTGCTTAGGTAGGAAGTTTAAATCTGCTGCATTGACTTCTATTTTTTCTTTCAATGCTTTGTTAATTAGTCTTGCAACTGTAGAAGGGTCTATTTCATTTTTAGAACAATACCACAACACCGCATCCATGTGCGTTATATTTTTCTCAAGAGCGATCTGTTCTATCTTGAGTGAAAATGTCTTTGAAGTCTGCATAAGAATCTCATAATAAAAGGAGGCCCGTTGGATAACAAGGTGGGCCAAAACCCCGATGAGGTTATGCAGCTAAGCGATAATCCTCATAGTACCAATTATCGTTGGCAGTTATATTAACCGTTAAGGTGGTTAGCCTCGTATTCTCCACTTGTCTACTAGTTGCCCAGTCGAATCTAAGTACGCCCCCCTCAAAAAAAGACTAGATAAACGATTCCAGAAATCAGTGCAATATCGGCGCATATGCTCCATAATATGTAAACTCGAAATCCCCATTTTGAGGCATCTCTCAAAATAAATTTCTTTATCTTCACTGTTCTCTCTTTCTTTTAACATTCTAATCTTCTTTTGGTGGAGGCGGGCGGAGTTGCAC